TAACCGCCAGCGGTACGTGAAATGCGGTTGCGCGTGTCGCTAGCCGGGGCGAGGATCACTGCCGTCGCGACATTCGTATCGGACCAGGACACGTTGTAATCAGTGCCATCAACCTTCGACAACACTTGCCCGGTTGTGCCGCCGGTTGGAATACTCTTTGCAACCAGCGTCCAAGTTGAGATCCCATCCGAAATGAATATTTGCGCCGTATCGGTCGCGTAGTACGTCGATTGCGCGGTGACCGCGCCAGCAGCAGGCCGAGCGGCCAGCGTGCCCGACATCGTTGACATCGGTGTGCTCCACTGACTGGCATAGTTAGTGCTCGACAACTTAGTCAACTGCTGCCCTGCAGTGCCGCCGGTCGGGAGGCCCGACCCTCCGACGGCTGCCTGAGTCGGCCCTGTGCCGAGCGTCCTGAGCGAACCCGTCGCCGCGGCAGCATCTACGGCCATCGGATCGGAGCCGCCAGGTTCGTGCGTCGTATGGTGAGCGGTCGGAACTCGTGCATCCGTAAAGCGCGAATCATTCCCTGCCGCAGCCTGCTGGGCACCCGTGCCAAGCGTTCGCAGCGATGGAGTTGCCACCGTGCCGTCCTTGTTCGCAGCTGCAACATCCGCGTCTACGATCGCACCCGCTGCTATCTGAGGACTAGCAGCAGTACCACTCAGATCGCCAGCCAGCTGTAGGATGCCCTTGACGGTAGGCGTTGCATCAGGAACTGTACCGCCGCCACCACCACCTGCGCCACCAAACTGTACAAGAAGTGGTGTATTATTCGTCGAGGGCATCGCACCCGAATCTTGATATGTAACCGGAATCGTGCGGTAGGTGCCAAGATCGGTCGGAGCGCCCGTAACCGAGAAGCGGGCCCAGCGCGTCGAATCATCTTGCTGCTGAACGTAGATCGAATCCCCAGATCCGATCGAATCCATGCCGCTCGAAACATCAGTACCAGGATCGGTCGTCTCTGAGATGCGCAACTGGGTCGTCGTTGCCCAAGTCACGGCATTCAGGCCAAAGTGACCTGCGCCAACTGAACCAGATGTCGAGGTATCCCAACGCCACCAAGCATTCTGAACTCCTCCACCACCACCGGTGTACGTCGCTGGCCACCAGGCGACTACCCAGAGCTCACGCCGATTATCAAACGCAAGTACACAAGCATCCCCTTGGCTGGGCAGCTGCCCATCACGCGCCTGCCAGCGGCACGGACCCCATTGTAAGTGCTCATCAAATTCAGGGATGATGACGGGCACCGGCGTGACGTGATCTACGGCATTCTCAGCAACAAAGCCATACCAGATCGGCGCTTGATCTTCGTACTCTGGTAGGAGATCACGAAAATCCGTCATTTTGCCCTTAGCGCATCCATAAGATCATGTATATCAGGGTGCCCTGACTTGGGAGGAAATACGCCAACATGCACATGGTTGACCCCACCCCACTTGGCGTAGTCGCCAATTGTAGCGATGACCTGTCCGCCCTTGACAAACTCACCGATCTTGACGCTTCTTGAGCCAAGATGCGTCAGGAAGTAGTAGGCGCCAGAATTACCGAGCAGATAGATACTCAACCCAAAGGGACCATGCGCACCGAGCAGCGCGCTAGTCGGACCGACCGATGGTTGATGTCCGGAAAGATGTACAATCTTGCCGCTTTCGGGGGCAATCACCGGCACACCAGCATCCCCTCCGAAATCTGCCGCATCGTTGGAGGGCCATCTTCCTTTGAAGTAGCTGAAGCTCTCTCCGGACAGACCTGCGGTACTATGTACTCCCTGAACAAGCCTGCTCTTGAAGTCAGAAGGAACAGGCTGCACAATCCCAGAGGCTACCTTATACTGCTTGTCCTTCTTGTCGGGCGACGGAGCGAGATGCCACGTGTTATGATCAGGAGAACTCTTGATGAGATTGCTTGCCGACGGCTCGGGCAACCTCGGTAGCGGCTTCTTGAGGGTGACGGTTCCATTTTCATCAAAGGCCGAGCGCTCTACATCGTTCACGAGCCAGCGTCCATTCCATGGTCCCATGTTTCGGATCCCGATGACACTGCCCGGCGGAGCGGCCCAACGACCCATGTGGCATTTGACGGTAAGAGAAGCGGATTTCTTACCTTCATCGTAGTCACCATCAATAGCGTCGATACCGTCTGACTCTTCGTCGATGATGGCAATGGGCTGTGACTTGAAGAGATCATCTTCTGAGATGAAGTAGAAGACACCACTCACCATGAACGCGCGCCATTGTACCTCTTGCGCTAACCGCGTGATACAGTCCCAGCTATTCTCTGGTCCCCATCGGCCGCCATATTTCTGCTTGCGCACCTTGCTGGTCGGAGGCAGTCCCCGATAGAACTCATAGACGCTCTGACCAATGTTTGCTTCCCATTGCGCATTCGCATTGGCGCTCTTACCATAGGGAGGATAACCATACGCCGTGACGATACGTTCTGCTTCAATCCGGTGCTTGGCATACGCGCTCCCTTGGCCGGAATTCTGCACCTTCTCGATCGCATCCGAGTATTCCATGCTAGGCCAATCCGTGAAGACCTTGCCCAGCTTCTTGTAAAAGGCAATTGCATCCGTGGTGACATCTCGGGAGGCAGGCCAGCCCCAATACTTGATCTGCTGGAACACGCCTACGGGATTCTTGTTAGGGTCTACACTCAGCCAATTGTAGTCCCCAACTTTCGGCTGACCAAGATTTGTAATGCTGCTTTCCTGGATGGCGCACATGATCGCGCACACAAGCATCTTACGGACTCTCGGAAGACCAGCGTTCAGAATATCGTTTGCATTCTTACGCTGGAATTCCTTCATCCGAACGCTCTTGACGGTCACATTTGAGTTCTTGGGAATGCCAAGACCCCTGTTGTTCTGATTGTGCTGTGTGGGCGGCTGTTTAGTTCCACTATCGATCGGCTGCTGTTTGTGTAGCTCGGGAATTACGTACCGAATCTGAGTCTCCTTCACCTCTCGAAGCATACGCAACACAAACTCGGCACGTGTAACCCTTGTACGGGCGGTCTTGAGAGACTGCTTGATGGGCTTGTTGTACTTCCGCAAGAGAGCAATCTCGCGGTCTTCGAACGTAAGTGTGAGCTCCGGACCATCCTTGCGCACCGACACGAGCCTGAAGTATAGCCCATCGATCTCAATATCGTTGCGAGAGCTCAGCAGCCCAGAATTAAGCAGCGCGCGATCACGATCCTCTACAACAACTTCTACTGAACTAGCTCCTTCGATCGTACGGTGAATGTTTACATCTGTCACCGCATCAACAATATTGAAACCAACCGCCTTTCGTTGCATCTTCAGATAGAGGCTCGTAAGGTCAACGTCATGACCCATGAGCTCCAGTTGTGTTTCACGAAGAACACTGGGCTGTAACTTCTCGCGCGCGGTAGGGGTACGTGGTGTGTTCTTGGTGACAGTCATTTCTTCGGGATCTTGAGCAGCTTACCTACCTTGAGATGCCGCGGATCGCTGATGTTGTTCGCCTTTTTGATCAACCGCCAGTCATCCGGCTTCGGCTGCTTGTACACCTTGTTCGCAATCTTCTGCAAAGTATCACCAGCCTTGACCCTGTATGGCTTCTGAAAGCCTTTACTCCCCGGCTGCGATTTTGAACCACTAGCCTTACCGGGCGGCAGCCGTGAGAATGCAGCACGATCGCTTGCGACATATTGCATGAGACTAACCACACAATCCTGCCGCAACCGAACCAAGCTCCCACCAGAATCGTTGTCCCAAATGACGTTTGTTCCCCACTGCAGATTTTCGATGACCCAATCTTTTGGACCAGGCTTCGGTAAGCCATAGCCAGTGATCTTTACAACCGGAGGCTCTCCGCCGCCTGCGGGTGGTAGTGCCATGCGGCTGAGTCTGCTGATCGCAACTTCCTGCCCGTCGAGGCTAGAGTATCCGTCAAACAAAACAGGCACGGTCATGCGGATAGGATCCTTCCCCATCCACATCGTCAGACCCGTCCGGCGCTGTCGTGAGGTCACAGTCCAACCGCCATAGCCACCCGAGACCTGAATTGGAGTCTCATCGAGAAATGCGCTCACAGCTGCAATTCCTTCCGCATGAAACGTGATCTTGTAGAGATCATAGTTGACGGTAGACATCAGCGCCTTGCCTGCCTCGCGGCCATCTTGTCAACGGTGACTTCCTCGAGAACCTTACGACCGAGCATTAGCTGAATGACGAGCGGACGATCTCCCCAATCCTGCATGTAGTTCTGCCCAGCGCGGAAAACCTGTCTAGGCGCTCCTGTCTCTTGGGCAGACTGAGAACCGAAGAACTGATTGGCATTACGAGTAGTGGTGGGAAGCGGCACCACACTAGCACCACCAGGAAGCAGCAGGAGTTCCGGCCCGCGCTCACCGACCATGGTCCAGCCTGGGTGCCGCAGTGTCCCACCCTCTTGGAGCCCAACGACTCCACCTAGGAAACCTCCGACCCGTCCAAAGAATCCGGCAATCCTATGCCAATAATGAGCTGCTTTGACGAGCAGAGCGACAATCGTGAGCAGCGGCCCGATGACGGGGATGAACCACATAACGAGTGGATGATCCCACAGAAACTGAACCGTCTTATTCACGAGATCATGGAACGCTTTCCACCTGAAGTAGAGAACGACAAGCGTTGCCACAAGAAGAATGATTGCCGTGATGATCCAGAAGACCGGACCACCCATTGCTTCCCAGGCAGCAGCTGCTGCTACGGTTACAGCCTCCCAAGACGGAACCAACGTTGTTACCAATGTCCATGCCAGTCGCCCGGCCGCAAGAGCAGCCCAGCGCATACGCAAGACGAGCTTCTCCGCTGTCGTCAGTACTCGAAACTGTCCCCTCTCATTACGCGCCATTCCTGTCGTAAGAACTGACCACAGGCCCGGAAGCGCCTTCATAACCAAGATCACGCGCCCGAGCACAAGGTAGTAAGCAAACAGAGCCCTATTGACGATAAATTGTGCAAGCGTCATCTCTCCGAGCCGCTTGGTCGCGAGAGCATCCCAGAACACTTTGTTCTTTTCGGCAATCGTGGCCGCTATCGTCACAGTCGTCCAGGTGATGATCAGGGGGATGAGGATGTACAGCAACCAACCGAAGTGCTGCAAGAAGAAATTAATCGCATAGAGAATAGGACGCAAGGTTAGAAGGGCCAGATAGAGCGTAGCCCAAACAGCCTTCGACTGCCCCACATCCTTGACAAGCTGCGTGAAGATGCTCAAGACCAGCTTGAGATCTGCTGCTAGCTGATCCCAGATCATACCGGCTCCCCGCCCGAAAGCGTAGACAAGGACCTGCCGCACGCTTACCGACCGGCCGGTGAAATGATCAAAGAACCGATTGAACCAATCGTCTAGAGCAGAGATCCTACCCTGCATTCGACCGAAGGCGTCATTTTCGAGCATGCCGAACATGCGCGAGATGTTGTCCTTGAAGGTCGAGAAGAGACCGGTCAACGTCATGCGCGACTGCCGCATCGCGGCATCAGCGTAGCCGGGTGTCGTCCGCATGTAGTGAATGATCGCCTGAATCGCAACGCTCGCGGGAATACCTAGCTGCCCCACATGGTGCATCTGATCGGCGGTCAACCCAAGTTCTTTACGGAGAATGGCAAAGATCGGGATACCATCGCGTGCCAGCTGGTTGACGGACAGACCGGTCAGCCGTCCCTGGAACGCCATATGCTGGAGGGCGACAGTTACGCGGTTGAGAGCAGGTCCGGATACCTTGCCCGCGACCGAGAGGGCATCGATGAGAGCCTGAATGGTATCAATCGTCTGATCGGAAGAGATACCCAATGCCTGGAATGACGGGAACAAGGCCCGGAACGCCAGCGTCATGTCCTTGATCTGGAACGGTGTATACTTCGCGATAATCCACAGCCGGTTCAGCGCACCATTCAGTTGTTCTGTAGTATCGAAGAACGGCTGAAGAGCAACGGTAGCTGTTTGCATCGCGTTGTTGAAGTCGAAGCCCATCTTCAATGCGGCAGCAGCAAGACCTGTCAAGGCCAGTGTTCCGTAGTAGACATATCGGCGTAGGGTGAACATCGCCTGATTCATGAGCCAGGTTCGATCTGCGGTACGCTTCATGGCTCTGCCCACCGTCTCGGTGCTCAGGGCGAGCTCACCTTGGGATACGATCAGCTTCTGGTTGTCAGCGAGGAACTGACGTGTCCCAGCCAGGCGGGCGAGAACGATGACTTCTTGCGAGGCTGACATTAGCCAAAGAGTTTCCCGACCTGGTTTGCAATCTGATTGGCACGCTCGAGATCAAACTCACGCTCAATCTCACGAGCCGCTAGTGCCAGTGCCTGTATCTCGCTACGCTCGTCAACGTTGCCTGAGCGTAGGAATTTTTGAGCGGCTCCGTATCCTAGCATGAGTCCAATAAAAGCAGCAGCAGCAATCTCGTCGTGCCCTAGAGGTTTCCCTCTAGTAGCATCTCTTGGTTGATGTCAAGGGATGTATTCTGGAACCAGCGATTCAGGATGTAGGAATGCTGGGTGACCGCCACATCGTTGTTAGCGAACAGGCCCATGACGATATGCCTTGTAGAAGCACGTTCGGGCAGATCATCTTCAAACTGTAGAGCCTCAGCAAGTTCTGGTGTAAAGCCATGAATAGGCTCACCCTTGTAGGTGAGCGGTTGAACATCTCCCTCCCCTAGATCAACATAGATTCCAACGCACGCAGCGATGAACGTATCGAGCGCGGCATTCAATGCGCGCATCCAACGGTCTCCTTTCTGCTGACGACGAATCCTTATGCCGATCTGAGTAAGCTCATGACCATCGAGAAGTCTGTACCTGATTAGGAGCAGCGGCGGTTCGGTGTCATAGCCAGGAACGGGGATATCAACTTCCCGCGTATCTGAAATCTCACGACGCTTCGCCGCCAGCTGCTCCAACAGGTTTTCTGGTTCCTTCTCGGCAAGAGCCTCCTCGACAGGAGTCGGGATGACTTCTTCCTCGGGTGTTTCCATTTGTGTGCTCCCTCCCAGTGCAGTCATGCTATGCTGTCGGGTAACCTTCGACGACCATCTCAAGTTCGAGCAGCGTAGCGGCGTTACCTTCCGAATCGATGTCCGGAACCGAAACGCGATCGAGCTTACCAGTATACGTCATGATCGGAATGTCCCCGAAAGTCTGCCCCTCGAAATCTAGGGGCACTCGGGTTACGACCATCTTTGAGCTACCCACAGCATCGAGTAGCTGGCTGATGTTCTTCATGTCCTGGTACACCCTCGCCAAGCGTGAGACCACGACATTCGTTGTCGATGGCTTGCCGCCGAGGGAAATCGGATCCTTCATACCGCCGGGATGATACACAGTTGCCTGTGCCTGCTTTGCCCCGCCGGTCATCTTGTCCCAGGTTCCGTAGTCGATCATGTTCCCTGATGTCGGGTGTTCGACCTGAACCTTGATTAGCCATGTATCTTGGCGAGTGGGATGAACTTCATCCGCCATTATGACACCGTCCCTGTGATCGGAATGTTCACGATCTCAACCGTAACGAGCTCTGCATCAGGCGAGCAGCGCACCGCGAGGTGAGCGCGAAGCTCATTACCCGCCAATGAAGCAGGTGTGTTGACAGATGGCCCAACGTCGACACTGAACGCATCGGAAGCTGACATACCGTAGAGCAACCCATTACGATAGTACGTCTGAAGCATCCCGATGAGTGCACCGCCAAACGCGGTGATCGTATGCCCCTGCCCATCAAGTAGCGAGAAGACGTAGATCTCAGAGATGAGGAACGCATCCGCCACGATCGACATGATGACACGAGGCACTCCGAGATTGACCCAATCCGGATCGTTCGTCGGATCGGACATTGAACGCCAGCCGTAGATCCGAGGGCCATCGGTGAATAGACGGATCACGTTGACTCGACCGGTATTCAGCTGATCTCTCGTTGTCGCATCCCAACCCGGCTGACTGAGCGCAGTCGGAAAGTCAAGAATGCCCTTGACGCCAGCCGCCGGAGTACCCGCACCGTACAGAGCATCCGTCGCCGCGATTCGGGCAGCAACGAATGGGCTGGGAGGAACGACACGAGTTGTACCTGATACCACGCCTGGAACGACAAGCCATGGCGCGAAGGATGCACCGTAGCGGCTGAACCCATCTGCTTGTACTGCCGCCAGCAAGGTAGCAGAAGAGCCGGAATCAGGCAGATCTAGGATTGCGATGCGATTGTTGGCTTGCGCATGCGAGAGCAACTGCGTATGACGCGCGCCCGTTGTCGCGCCCGGAGCGGAGACCTGACCTGGACCGATGTCCTTGGTGAACACCGCCAGAGCGGTTGCCCACTGCGCATCGACGATGTTGTTGCGATCGTCGGTCCCACCGGCCAGAGGCTTCGCTGCTGCCACCGCAGGAACAAGGGCGGAAGCACCGAGCGTGACCCGGACATAGCCGGAGTACTGTGACCAGGTCACCGCATCCTGCTGTGTGATCAGATCAGCCGTGATCTCAAGCTGATTGTTGGCCGCGTCTAGAATCTGAAGACGGTATCCAGATGCAAGTCCAGCAAGAACAGCGACCTTGATGTTGTTGTAGTATGCACCCGGACCCAGAGCGTTCACGTTGAGTGAAACTGCCGCGCCCGCGTCAGGGAGAGTTGTCGTTGCTTTGACGGCAGCCGGTCCAACAACCCGGCTGACCATTGCGACATTACCACCTTCCCGGAAGTAGCAGTCGAGAGCGTCCCAAAGAGACGAGTAGCTAACTCGCCCTCCCAGTTTGGTGTCCGCATCGCCGGTGTTGTAGATGACGATAGGAACACCAGTCGCACCGGCATCACTTAGACCAGCAATGAACCAGACGCCGGTATCGACAGGTACTCCGCTTGGGTTCGGAGCGCTCTTTACGACCACCTGTGTTCCGGGTCGCAAAGCAGCCATTTACGAATCCTCCTTCTTTGCCCTGCTTGACTTCGACTCAGGCTCAGGCTCGCTGATGGGCATCAGTACACCCTCATCAATGAGCCATTGATTCTCGCCCTCCTGCTCACTACTGAGGTCGATTTCCTCGCCGGGACCAATCATCACGCCTCCGACGAGTTCTTCGGGATGTAACCCGACGTGCTTGTATCGTGCCATTCGCGTCACTCCTTCAGAGTTACCGTCGGGATGACAGTCTCGGCCTGACCCCACTCACTTCCGGGTTGGGTAGCAGCATCCGGCGGGGTGACCGGACCAGCGTAACGGGTGACGACATTATCAACCCAGACCTCGAAGACCACCTGTCCTGCACTTATCGTCATATCATCCGTGAAGGAAAAGCGGTCATCGTAGCTCTCATCAAGCCAGTAAGCACCCGAAGCGAAGCCGCCGAAAGACTGCTTCTGAATCATGATAGAGCGTACGATCGCGGTATACATACGCACGAGCCTCAGTGTATGTACACGCGAGTCTGCGCTAACAAAGACGCCAACGGCGATGCTGAAGGGAACCATGAAGGTTCCCCCACCATTCTGTTTCGGATCAGCCCTGGTACTCAGACCGGGACTAATCACAACAATGCTAGGCAGCTGATTCCTTGCTTCCCGATCAACCTGGTCTGCCGTAAAGTAAGAGCGCGGCAGTGGAAGCGTGTCGATCGGGATATTTCGTGGGTCGGGTGCAGCCGGTGACTGTAGCTCGACCTCACGAATGTAAACAGGAAACCAACTCTGTAGAGTTTGGAGCACGGCGTACTCAAGATCGTCCGCGACCTTGATCTGATCGAAGATGCTCAAACCGCTGTCCTCCAGGCATTAATCAGCCAAGTCCGGACGATGTTACGCATCTCAACCTTGTCTCTCTTCGTGAGCTTGATGAACGGACGATGCCGTTGTTGTGTGTCCGCATACGGTAGCTCCGAACCCAACTTCGCGTGATGTGGACCGACATCATGAATCTGACCTTCAGCCCCAAGCACGGTGACAGAGTTTCGTAGAGCAAGCGTTGCATGTCCGATCCGTAAGTCAAGACCAAGACGCTGCTTTCGCAGTAGCCATTCTTCAGTAACCTGCGGCCAAGAACCACCGCCACGCCGACCCTCACTCGCGAAGGTTTGCCCAATGATCTCCATGAGACGCTTGAAGATCACTTCCATCGCTGGTTCCGCATCAATAGCAGCCATACCCATCCGTTCAAAGCGAGTAATTGACTCCTTGATACCGAAGGCTTCAAGCGTGTACTTCACCAGCGCCTCGTCATCCACTCAACGGGTTCAGGGAACGACCATGAAGCCGTTCCGGTTGTACCCGAGACAACAGCACCAGTGCTACCGTCTCCGGCAGACGTTACCTGTTTCGACAGATTTTGTACCGCTGTCTCGTACTTCTCCTTCAACAGCGGGTACGCGCTTCGGTCTGCCGAGACCTGCTCTGAGAAGAACGAGATCTCAATCTGCATAGCTACCCGGATCGAAGCAACGGTCTCGGCATCGTCCCAGAGGAACTGAGGGATATCATCACCGATTACGTCAGCGATCTCGGGCATTGTGATCTCGATGACTGCTTCTACTTCTGTATCGGTAGGAGTTGTGTCGGCGGTGAAGGTGCCTAGACGGATCCCGTACTGATTCACAGTTCGCGACAAGATGTGCGACGCTACCTGCGCTACAGTTGGCGTGTAATCCGTTGTCGGCACCTTCTACCTCCTCCTACTGGGCGGCAGCGAGCTTCGCTTCAAGCGCCTTCTCGACACCCTTGCGAGGATCGTTGTCGGTCGCGAGGTTTTCCGCATCGAGAACCCTGTTGATGCTGTCTACGTCGTCACCAGCCAGCGACACGGTCTCGTCCACGGTGAGGCTATTCGCCGTTATGTACTCGGCGAGTTCCTCGACACTGAGGTCATCTACTTGCCGCCCTTCTCCCTCAGCTGCCTCAATCAAGGGAGGAGGGGATGCTGTCACCCCACGCGCTGCGTAGACTGCTGCAGCTCCCTCTCCCTTGAATGTTTCATCTTCGATCTCTTGCACCGTCTCATCGGTGTAGACAGCGTCGAGCTCTACGAGACGGTTGTATGAAGACTCGTCGTCGATGTCCACCTTCTCACCGATGGTATTGATCTTCTCGAGCCGAACGGTCTCATCGGGATTGACCGCAGATGGCTCGTTCCGGAACCAGGTGATGAGTCGGTGCTTGACAATCACTTCTGGCATCTACATCACCCCCTACGTCAGTCCCGTTGCCTTGAGAACGGCGAACGCATTGTTGGCGAACATGAGTGGGCGAACAGACGACTGAATCCATGTCTGTTCCTTCCCGCTCGGGTCACGCCATGTCTCCGTGGTGAGCGGCTTCTCGATCCGCATCTCACCAACCTGCCCTTCCGCGAGTGCGTAGGCAACACCTGCCGTGCAGCGGTTGGTCACGAAGATGTTGATGTCGTACGAGTCGAGCAGAGCGCCCAGCTTGTCACCGTAGATCCCCTCGAGATTAAACATCTCGTTCGGATTGAGGACCCACAGATTGTAGTCCATGTCCATCTCGTCCTGCTCAGCGATGAGATCCGCCTTGGCAAAATCCCTCGCCGGGAAGAGCGGCCAGTTTGACCCTGCAGCGTAGGTCGTGTTGACGCTCCCCCACGACACACCCGTAAACGTACGCGAGTTAGCCGTGATGAAAGCCTCCAGGATCTGCATGCCCCTCTGGTTGATCTTCCGGACGATGGTGTTGCTTAGCTGCCTCATCCCCTTGGTGAACTCGCTGATGAGGTTGCGGTCACGCGCCTCGTCCGTGAAGCGGAACTTGCCGCCCCACTTCTCGACCACCGCAGCTGCCGGAGCGCGGCGACTGAAGGCGATCTCCGGGAATTCTGAACCCGGCTCAACGCGCTGAATGTCGCGATCAGCATAGAAATCAGGCTGGACCACGACGTCGTAGATGACTGCTCCGCCGGTGACTCCGCCAGCCGACGTAAACGCACGATCGGCAAAGAACCGTTGCGCTGTCAGATCGAGAACCATCGGTGTTAGTACACGCGTCGGATTCTGAAGCGCGATGTCGATCGTGAACGTTGTCGTTGAGATCGTCGGCGGACCCAGCGGATTGACGATGGCACCAGGGTACGGTGCAGCCGCGACCGGAGGCAGAGTAGTGGGCTCGAACCGAGCCATGACAAAGCGGCCGGAACGCAAGAATTCCGGATCCGCCCGCCCTGCCCGGACGAGATTGTCCAAGGTATCGGGACAGTAATCGACCCGACGACCGTGGTCGAGCTGGAGCACAGTTTCCTTCATGTTGGCTTTCCTCCTCTCTCCGGTCTTACGGCTGCGACGAGCCATAGAGTTCGACGACGACGTCCGTTCCCGCAGCACCTGCAGCACTGTGAGCAACGCCCACCCTGCGGCCTGTGGAAAACGGAACGACGCGTCCCGACGTGTCGACCTGAAGTTCTGCACCGACAGTGACGGCAGCACCAGAAGTGACCGGCACCATCGTACCGGCTCCACGGATGATGGTTGCCTTGCCTCCAGAAGCAACGTCCCAACTTGCGACGCCACTTGCCAGGCCACCGGCAGTTGGAGCGGCCGGTGCCTGAAGGTTGCCGGTGTCACCGGCGGGCAGAGGATCTGCCGCCAGCCCCGGACCCTGGCCCTGGTAGCCAGTCAGCGGACCCACGAATGTCTTGCCGGTGATTGCGTACCCGGCGTGAACCGTGAGAGTCTGCGTGTAGGGACCTTCGTAGTATGGAATGCACTCGTTGGCAGGCATCTCTGTCTACCTCCGGTACGGCGCATCCGCCTGGATGCGGGATCGAGGGGCACCAGAAGCTAGCGTTTCCTTGTGACCGCGAACTTCTGGGAACAACTGCTCTGACCACCCGGCAACCGTAGCAGACTCGATCTGCTGCATGTCCGTGCTGTCGGGTGAGGTACCATGACCACGCTCCTCGAGAGGGATGATGTTGGGCGTGAGGTTGGCGAGAACCTCCTCGCCACCCTTCATGTCCTTCTCGAGATACGTGACCCAGTGCTCCTTGCGTGCAGGCGGAATGCGACCGTCCGCGATTGCGGCCGCGACGAGACCTTCACGCTTGGCCTTGTCGTTCTCTGCGACGATGCCGTTGATGCGTGACAGACCGGCCTGCATGTTCTTCCATGCAGCCTCGTCTACGAGAACGGTCCCGGGCGGCAGATTGCTGGCAGCAATCGGCACCCGCGCTTCCGGTGTTACAGGCTCCGGTTCCGGCTCCGATGCAGGCTCTGCCGGTTCTGGAGTGGGCTCTGGCTCCGGCTCTGATGTCGGCTCGGGTTCCTCCGTGACACCAGCCTTTACCAGGAGCGCCTGATGGACCTGCTCGTCGGATGCATCCT